CTATAATGTCAACACCAACATATAATAGAATCATTCGTAAACTGGTTGTTGGCTTTGGTAGCTTATTTGATAAGATTATTTTAGTTCGTTACAATCCAGATAACACCGAAGCGGAAAGATTTCTTGTTCCTATTGCTTATTCACCAAAAGAATTATATGTTCAAAGACTTCAAGGTGATCCTGATTTAGACAAAAAAGTTCAAATGACTTTACCAAGATTATCGTTTGAAATGACTGGATTATCTTATGATGTTTCAAGAAAACAGAATACGAATGATAAAAATTTTGCTCAAACGCCATCGGGTGCAGTTTCTCAATATAATCCTGTTCCATATAACTTTGATTTTGATTTAGTATTATACACTAGAAATATAGAAGATGCTCATCAAATTATTGAACATATTATACCATTTTTTACTCCTAGTCATACAATTAAATTAAATTTGGTGCCTGAATTAGGAATTGTTAAAGAAATTCCTATCACACTAAACACAACAGATTTTGATATTACTTACGAAGGTCCTAGAGATACAGACCCAAGAATGATTATTTGGACATTAAAATTTACAGCCAAAGGTTACATATTTGGACAAATAAGTTCTGCTAAATTAATATCAACTACTATTGTAAATTTATCAAAAGAAATATCACAAGATGAAACTTTGATGGTTGGTTTATCGGATGGCATTGGTAATTATCAAGAAGGTGAAACTGTTTATCAAGGATACGGTTTAAATATGGCCACAGGAACGGCTAAAGTTGTCAGTTGGAATTCATCATCAAATCAAATAAAATTAACAAACTTTAATGGTACATTTAAACAAAATGAACCTCTCATTGGTGAAATGACAAATACGTCTTATCTATTTAATACAATCCAAAATCAACAACAACAATATGCACAAATCGTTGTTGTTTCTAATCCGACAGATGCTAACGCTAATAGTTCTTATACATATACCAATACAATAACAGAAGCTCCAAATATAGATAATAATGTATTTACAGTAAATGATTTCAACGGAGATTTAAGTTTGAACATATTTGGTATTGATGATTTAAATAAAGAAAAAGAAAACCCAATTAATTTAGGACCATAAAATGTCTAGAACATTACAATTTAAAAGATTTCCAAATTCAGTTGTCGCCAACACTAAAGGTGCACCTGGCGAATTAATCATTGATACCAACAACTATATCATTACCGTTCATAATGGAAATACATTTGGTGGTATTAGAGTTGCTACAGAAAATTCAGTTTCTATTGTTTCTGGTGTTGCAAACGTTGGATATGCACAAGCGATTACTGCATATGTTACTGCAGTAAATGCTCAAACTTTAGCCAACACAGCAAATAATACTGCAACTTCCGCTTATGTTTTAGCTGGACAAGAACCTGTCGGTTCACAAGCATATGTTCAATCTTCAGCGGCTTTATTTTTAGCAAATTCTGCCTACAATAAAGCTAACTCAGCAAATATTTTAGCACAAGCTGCATTTGATACGGCCAATAATTCAAGTAGCGGTCTAACAACATTAGCACAATCAGCATACAACCAAGCTAATTCAGCAAATATTTTAGCGCAATCCTCTTTTATCCAAGCAAATGCGGCTAATGTTTTAGCGCAAGCTGCATTTAATTTTGCTAATACGATAAACGTTACTTTGACTGGAGTTGATACTGCTCAGAACGTTGCTATTACCAATGGTTATACTTTTACTCAAGCGGCATTTAATTTTGCTAATACAACTAATAATTTCACTCAATCATCATACAATCAAGCAAATACTGCTAATCTCATAGCAAATACGGCAGCTGCTAATATTGCAATATTGTATGGTATTAATACAACTCAAAATACTTGGATTGCTTCTAATTCAGTCTTTACTCAATCAGCATATAATCAAGCCAATAATGCCTCGAATGGTTTTATACAAAATGCTCAAACGGCATCATACACAATTCAATCCACAGACGCTGGTAAATATTTGTATTATACTCCGGCAGCTAACGTAATTTTATATCTGCCTTGGACATCGAATATATCATTTACAAATGGTACAACAATTATGGTTGTTTCTCAAAATACAGGTGCATCTGCAAATATTGTAGTAACTCCAAACGTAAACGTATCATTATTTACTGCTGGTAATACAATATCGGGAAGTCATAATGTCAATCCTTATGGTGTTGCAACTCTTATGATGGTCAAAGCTAATACTTGGTTCCTCACAGGTTCAGGTATAAACTAATATAAATTTGAAAGATTACTATGTCTGAATTTGATAAGCCCGTATCCACCATATACAGAGCAGTTAATAAAATTAATGCGCATTCATATATTGGTTTTGATTCTCGTTGGCCAAATAGGATGCGCCAACACAAAGAAAAATATAAAAAAGAAAATAGAAAATTTTATGATGCTATTAAAAAATATGGATGGGATAATTTTGAATGGGAAATATTATACCAATCTTTAGATACGGAACATTGCTTAACGGTAATGGAATCTAAATTTATTCAAGAATATAACTCGATGGAAAATGGATATAATATGACTTTAGGTGGAGAAGGCACAATTGGTTTAGAACCTTGGAATAAAAATAAATCTAAAATTTATTCAAAAGAAACTATAGAAAAAATGAAATTAGCTAAAAAAGGTTTATATGAAGGTAAAAATAATCCGAATTATGGTATAAAATGTGATGAAGAAAAAAGAAAAAAAATTAGCGAATCTAGAAAAAAAACAAAAAAAATTCAATGTGTGCATTGTGACAAAATTGGTGAACCTGGATTAATGAAAAGGTGGCATTTTGATAATTGTAAAAATAAAATAGGTGGTTGATATGTCCAACTTCGATAAAAACATGAAAAAAATATTTGATGTAAAAAATACAGAATTGGATACTGTAAAAGAAAATAATAGCAAAAAAGAATATCTTCCCACAAATTACAATAAAACTGATTTAGATTCCGATTTAATGGATGCTTATCAACAATCAAGAGAAAATTTACAAGGTATTATTGACCAAGGTCAAGAAGCAATGCATGAAATATTAGAAATATCAAAAGCAGGACAACATCCTAGAAGTTTCGAAGTTTACAGCGGTCTACTTAAAAATATGGTAGACGCTAACAAAGAACTTTTGAATATTCAGAAGCAAATGCGTGATATGGATAAAAAGAAAGAAGTTACTAATACTACAATAGATAAAGCTATATTCGTTGGAAGTACCAATGAATTATCAAAGCTTTTAAAAGGTAATACAGAAAAATGACAGTTGATACAAAAGTTGCGTATAGAGATAATCCTTTATTAAAACGTGTCGGTGTTGAACACAAATTTACAGAAGAACAAGTTCAAGAATATATAAAATGTTCTAAAGATCCAATATATTTTTGTATGAATTATATTAAAATTGTCAATGTCGATGAAGGCCTTGTTAATTTTAAAATGTGGGATTTTCAAAAAGATATGTTAAAGTTATTTAAAGATAACCGGTTTGTTATAACTCGATGTCCTAGACAAGTTGGAAAAACAACAACTTCTGTTGGTTACTTACTTTGGTTAACAATTTTTACAGATTCACAAAATGTGGCCGTTCTTGCTAATAAAGGCGCATTAGCCAGAGATATTTTAGCCAAATATCAATTAGCATATGAGAATTTACCTTCGTGGCTCCAACAAGGTGTAGTGACGTGGAATAAAGGAAACGTTGAGTTGGAGAATGGATCTAAAATTGTTGCAGCATCAACTTCTTCTTCTGCAATTCGTGGAGGATCATTTAATTGTGTATTTTTGGATGAATTTGCTTTCGTACCAAATAATATAGCCAATGAATTTTTTAATTCTGTTTATCCTGTAATCTCTTCCGGTAAATCGACTAAAATTATAATTGTTTCTACTCCAAATGGTATGAATTTATTTTATAAACTTTGGATGGATTCAATTGAAGGTAGAAACAATTATAAAAATTTCGAAATTCATTGGTCTATGGTTCCAGGTCGTGATGAAGCATGGAAAGAAGAAACAGTAAGAAATACCTCACAAAGACAATTTGACCAGGAATTTGGTTGCGAGTTCTTAGGTTCGTCAAATACTTTAATTTCTGGATACAAATTACAACAATTAAGGTATATTGACCCTATTGCTGAACATGATAAGATGAAAATTTATGAACATCCTATCAAAGAAACCGGTGAAGAAAGTAAAACGGATCATTTATATTGTATTTCGGTAGACGTTTCAGAGGGCAAAAATCTTGATAGTTCAGCATTTTCAGTTATTGATATATCATCTACACCGTATAAACAAGTTGCAACATACAGTAGTTCATCAATTTCACCTATTCTTTTTCCAACAGTAATTGTAAATGCGGCTAGGTATTACAATGATGCTTATATTTTAGTAGAGATTAATAACAATCCACAAGTGGCAGATTATATACATGCAGATTTAGAATATGAAAATCTATTAAAAGTATTTACGGGAAACAAAAAACCACAACAATTATCAGCTGGTTTTGCTCGTGGTATTCAAATGGGATTGAAAATGTCAACTCAAGTTAAACAAGTTGGTTGTTCAAACTTAAAAACTTTGATTGAAGGAGATAAACTTTTAATTAATGATTTCGATACATATTCAGAATTAACCACATTTGAACAATATAAAACTTCATTTGCAGCTGCCGAAGGTGCCAATGACGATATGGCTATGACTTTAGTAATTTTTGCTTGGGCAACTACTCAAAAATACTTTCGTGAAATTGTAAACCATGATTTAAGAAAACAAATTCAGTTAGAAAACATGAATCAAATTGATGAAGATGTATTACCTGCCCCAATTATTGATGATGGTATGCAACATAAATTAGAAGTTTTTGATGGTGATGTTTGGGAAAATGCTAGTGCAGATGAAGTTTACTCTGGATTTGTTAGAGATATGTTAAAAAATCTCTAAAAATAGACTTACATAAATATTGTAATGGTATCATAATTGCCAATAACATAATAATTCAAGGAGATAACAAATGGCATTTTCAATCTCTCCAGGCGTAACGGTTTCTGAAGTCAACTTAACTACAGTTGTTCCTTCAGTTCTGACTACGACCGGTGCTTTCGCTGGAGCATTTAATTGGGGTCCAGCAAATAAAAGAATTCAGATTTCAAGCGAAACACAGCTTTTATCTACATTTACACAACCTGATAGTAACACATATATTTCTTATTATACAGCTGCTTCTTTTTTAGCATATGGTAATAATTTGAAAGTTGTTCGTGCTGTTGGCGCAAACGGTAAAAATGCCGATGCGAATACAGCAGGAGCAAATCCACAAGTAACAAATGAGGATCAATTTCAATATACTTATTTAACACCAACAACTAATGCCAACACTTTTGGTCCATTTATTGCTCGTTATTCTGGTGCATTAGGTAATTCATTAAGCATTTCAGTTGTAGACGCCGCTTCTTGGTCAACAACATGGAATGTAAATGGCGTAGGAGTTTCATCTTATTTTCCTAGTGCTCCAGCGACTTCAACACAAGGTTCTGCTGCTGGTGCATCTAATGACCAAATTCACGTTGTTGTTGTAGATTCAGGTGGATTATTCACTGGTACAAAAAATACAGTATTAGAAACTTTTGCTTATTTGTCAAAAGCATCAGATGGATTAGATGCTTTAGGTAATTCAAATTATTACAAAAATTATATTTTTAATAATTCAAAATACATTTACGCAGTTGATCCAGTAAGTTATAGCACAACTAGTGCTACATGGGGAACACCTACTGTAGGTACCGCTTTTGCTACATTAATAACTCCACAAACAATTTCTTTAAGTGGCGGTGTTGATGACCAACCAACTGATGCATCATTACAAACTGCTTGGAGTTATTTTGTTAATGCAGATGAAGTTGATGTTTCATTACTAATAACAGGTAACGCTTCGGTTGCAACACAACAATATGTCATCGACAATATTGCCAATTCTCGTAAAGATTGTGTTGCTTTTGTTTCTCCTCCATCAGCTAATGTTGTCAATCAATCCGGTAATGAAATAGCAAATATTACTAGTTGGACAACAGCATTAGCTCGTTCAAGCACATATGTTGTTGCTGATTCTGGTTGGAAATATATGTTTGACAAGTATAATAATACTTATCGTTGGATTCCATTAAACGGTGATATTGCTGGTACTTGTGTATATACTGATTCAGTTCGTGACCCATGGTTCTCACCCGCTGGTTATAATCGTGGTAATCTAAAAAATGTTGTAAAATTGGCATGGAACCCAACTAAACCACAAAGAGATTCTTTATATTCTTTAGCAGTTAATCCAGTTGGAACATTCTCAGGACAAGGAACTGTATTGTTTGGCGATAAAACATTCACAACACAACCTTCAGCATTTGACCGAATTAATGTTCGCAGATTGTTTATTGTACTAGAAAAAGCAATTGCAAAAGCTTCACAATATTCATTATTTGAATTTAATGATGACTTTACTCGTAACCAATTTGTTGCTTTAGTAACCCCGTTCTTACGAGATATACAAGGTCGCCGTGGTATTACTGACTTCCGTGTTGTTTGTGACACAACAAATAATACTGCGCAAGTGATTGATTCTAATCAATTTGTTGGTGACATTTATATTAAACCTGCTCGCTCAATCAATTATATCCAATTAAACTTTGTAGCAGTAAGAACAGGTGTAAGTTTTACTGAAGTCGTTGGACAGTTCTAATAAATAACTAACGATACAGGAGAAAAAAATGGCATTTAACGTAACAGAATTTAGAGCAAATATGATTGGAGACGGAGCACGTCCCAATCTATTCTCTGTCTCTTTGGTATTTCCAACAATTGCAACAAATAGTGTTGCTGCTGGACAAAAAACAACCTTTATGGCTAAATCAGCGCAATTGCCTGGTTCAAGTGTAAATAGTGTTCCCCAATTCTATTTTGGCAGAGAACTTAAATTTGCTGGTAATAGAACTTTTGCACAATGGTCTTTACAAATCATCAACGATGAAGATTTTTTAATTCGCAATTCATTAGAATCATGGATGAATGCAATTAACAGCCACGCTGGCAACTTAAGAAATACAGCAGCTGCTAGTTCAAATGGATATAGTGTTGATGCTTTAGTTACACAGTATGGCAAAACAGGAAATGTGTTAAAGCAATATAAATTTGTTGGTTTATTTCCAATTGATTTAGGTGCAATCGATTTAGATTGGGGGTCAAATGACGCTATTGAAGAATATAGTGTTACATTTGATTATCAATGGTGGGAATCAGTTCCAACCACAACCTAATATTTTTTATTTTACGAAAGGGATTTCGGTCCCTTTCATTATGTTTTTTTGAATTGATATAGGACAATATGGCCGCTAATAAATTTTCACTCTTTGGATTCACCATTGCTCGTCAGCAACAAAATGACGAGCAATCTGTCCAACAATCTTTTACACCCCCAGTCAATGATGATGGAGCTCTTACCATCACCTCTGCGGCTTATTATGGAACATATGTTGATTTAGATGGTACCGCCAAAAACGAAATAGAATTAATTGGTCGCTATCGTGAAATGGCAATGCAACCAGAAATTGAATCAGCTATTGATGATATTATTAACGAAGCTATTTGTCAAGATGATGATGGTAGAAATATTAAAATGGTTTTGGATTCTTTAAAACAACCAGAAAAAATTAAAAAAGCTTTACAAGAAGAATTTAATACCATTTTAAGATTGTTTAATTATAATGACCTAGCACAAGACATTTTTCGTAGATACTATGTTGACGGTAGATTATACTACCACATGATTATAGACCGTGATAATCCAACTAGTGGTATTCGTGAAATGCGTTATATTGACCCTAGAAAATTAAAAAAAGTTCGTGAGATTAAGAAGAAAAAAGACGAACGCACTGGTGTGGAGGTTATGGATGTTGTTAACGAGTATTATATATTTAACGATAAAGTTGTCTCTGGATCTTCTGCTAATTTTGGTCCTGTTGGCGTTAGAATTACGACCGATTCCATTATCTCTGTTGTTTCTGGCCTCATGGATTCTCGCCGTGCTGTAGTTCTATCATATCTACACAAAGCAATCAAACCACTCAACCAGTTGCGTATGATTGAGGATGCAACGGTTATCTATCGTATCTCAAGAGCACCAGAAAGACGTATTTTTTATATTGACGTAGGTAATTTACCTAAATTAAAAGCAGAACAATATCTCCGTGATATTATGGTTAAATACAAAAACAAACTTGTATATGATGCCAACACAGGTGAAGTTCGTGATGACCGTAAGTTTATGTCAATGATGGAAGATTTTTGGTTACCTCGTAGAGAAGGTGGCAAAGGTACAGAGATTACAACATTACCTGGTGGTCAAAACTTAGGTGAATTGGAAGATGTTAAATATTTCGAGAAGAAGTTATACAAAGCTTTATGTGTTCCAATTTCACGTTTAAATCCAGAATCTTCTGGTTTCTCTCTTGGTCGCACCAATGAGATTACCCGTGACGAATTAAAATTTGCCAAGTTTGTTGACCGTATGCGTAACAAGTTTGCTGATTTGTTTGACCAAGCAATGAGAGTTCAATGTGTTCTTAAAGGTATTTGTACCGATGATGAATGGAAAGAAATGAAAGAACACATTTATTATGACTTCATTAAAGACAATAACTTTACAGAACTTAAAGATGCCGAATTAATGAAGGAAAGGTTATCTCTGTTAAGTGAAGTTGACCCTTATACTGGTCGTTATTTTTCACAACTTTGGATTCAAAGAAATGTTCTACGCTTAACTGATGAAGAAATTAAAGCAATGGATAAAGAAATTGAAAAAGAAAAATCAATGGGTTTAGGATTGCCAGTTGGTGTAATGAATGATGTGGCACAACAACAAATGATGTCAGATGTGCCTCAACAACCACAAAATCCAGCAGACCAAAAAGCTGAATAAATAAATAGATTAATTAGGAGATAAAAATGTCAGATTACTCAACAAAACAAATTATTGATTACGCAATGGACGATAACGGTTCTGAATTTAGAAGTGCATTATACTCATCTATTCATGATAAAGTCACTGCTCATATTGAAGCCAAAAAACAAGAAATTGCTGGAAATTTACTTGGCTTAAATAGTGAAGAAGAGCAAGAAGAAGAATATGATGAAGAAGAAATTACAATGGAAGAAGTTCAACAGATTTCAGAAAAAAATACTGAAGATGATGAACATTTTGATAATGGTTATGAACATGGTCGTTCAGCCGCCAATGATGCTGGTTTTAAAGAGAAGGCAAGGTCTATCAAGAAAGATATGTTAGCTGATAATCCACATAAAAAAGGAACACCAGCACATCAAGCATGGCATCAAGGAGCATCAGAAGGACACCAAGACGCTCTTGATTTAGATATGTAATAATAAACTAGGATAAAAAAATGGCAACGTCAAACGGTATACAAATATTAACAGACACAGCAAAAAGAACCGTCATTAAACGTGTAGGTATTTTTGATGCGGCTGGTGGTGATGAAAACGCTACAGTAATTATTAATCCAAGGACTTTATTTGGTGCTTTAAATGCTAACAACCAACCATATCAAGCAGGTAATACTGTTGCTCCTGGTTTTGCTAATTCTGCATTTACAATTTCTAGAATAATTGCCGCAGTTGATGTTGAAGTTGGACATTTACAGTTACAATGGGAAGGTACTACAACAACCAATACAATCTTTGCTTTTGGTGCTGGTAATTTAGATACGAATCCACAATATCAATTACCAGTAATTTCAAACAATGCTCTTGGTCCTACAGGTAATGTGTTGATTAAAACTGTTGGTACTACTGCAAATGCGGCTTACACAGTAGTTATTGAGTTACACAAAGACAGTAGATTCTATGATGCTGGTTGGGGTAGTGATCCTGCTGCATTCAACTATGGCCCATATTCAATTAAACCATAATAACGGAACAATAATGAAACTTATCAAAGAAATATACGAAACTGTTAGTTATGAATTGATTGAAGAATCTAACGGCAAAAAATCTTTGTTCATTGAAGGTCCGTTTTTAGTATCAGAAAAGAAAAATAAAAATGGTAGATTGTATGAATACAATACCATGAGAAAAGAAGTTGCTCGTTATTCTGAAGAATATATAAACAAGAATCGTGCTTTTGGAGAATTAGGACATCCTGAAACTCCTTCTATTAATTTAGACCGTGTATCACATATGATTGTTTCTTTGAAAGAAGATGGTACACAATGGATTGGTAAAGCAAAAATTTTAGATACACCAATGGGACAAATTGCTCGTCAATTAATTGAAGGCGGTGCTCAGTTAGGTGTATCTTCAAGAGGTATGGGTTCATTGAAAAATGTTAACGGTGTTAATGTTGTTCAGAACGATTTTTATCTAGCCACAGCGGCAGATATTGTAGCAGACCCTTCTGCGCCTGGAGCATTTGTTCAAGGCATTATGGAAGGAGCCGATTGGGTTTTAGAGAATGGTGTATGGAAGCAACAATATATTGAAGAAGCTAAAAAAGAAATTAAACAAGCGTCCAGAAAAGATATTGAGTCTGTAGCAATTAAAATTTTTGAAAATTACATTAAAAGAATTTAAATGTTATCTAAAGAATTAGTCTACTATGTTTATGCGTTAATTGACCCAATTAACAAATTACCTTTTTATTTTGGAAAAGGTAAAGGTAATCGAGCCTATTCTCATCTGAAAAATGAAAAAACTAATCTTAAAAAAATAGAAACAATAAAAAATATAAGAGCTTTAGGATTAGAACCAATTGTTGGTTTTTTAATTGAAAATATTGATGAAAAAACAGCATATAAAGTTGAATATGATTGTATTAAAATAGCAAAAAAAATATATGGAATAGAAATAACAAACAAATCTGGTTTAATAATACCCCCTTCAAGAAAAGGGTGTAAGCTAAGTGAAAAAACAAAATTAAAAATAAGTATTTCCACAAAAGGAAAAACAAAAATACCAATGTCAAATGAAACAAAAGAAAAGCTTTCTTTGATAAACAAAGGTAGAGTAGGTCCAAATAAAGTTATATTAAATAATAACTTATTAAAGGAACTATATACTGTCAAAAATTACACAAAAAAACAATTGTGTGAATTTTTTGATATCGGAATGGGTTCGTTAAATAGAATATTAAAAGAAAATTCTATTAAAAAACCTATTAATTGTTTCATATCATATGGTCACAGCGGCCATATTACTTCATGAAAAAACTTTAATTATAAATATCCAATATAAATCAAGGAGATTTTCAAAATGGCAAATTTTAACTTATCTGACGCTGCTAAAGAAATTTTAAGCGAAGATTCCAAATCAACATTTGATAGTAATATCGCAAGCAAGATATCACAAAGACTACAAGATGGTAATCGTGTTGGTCTTAATCGTGTAGATTCCAAAACTGCATATGGTACAAACGATGCAGGTAAAATTGGTGATTCACCAAATGATGTGAATGATCCATTACCCGATTACACAAAAGGTACTCCATCAGCAACTCCTCCAGGTGCAAAACCTCCTGTAAGTGGTCAACCAAAAATGACATTGGACAAACAACCAGGTCAAGAAAATGCTGGCGATTCAGATTTTCCAGGTGCTGATATGGGTTCAAATCAAGGTAAAGAAACTTCTTACGATAACATTCGTGACCGTATCGCTGGTAAATTAGCACCACAAATGATGCAAGCAAATCCAGGTGCAACATTCCAACAATATGGTGAAGATGTAGAAGCTATGTTACAAGGCGAGAACCTTTCAGAAGAATTCAAACAACGTGCTGCTACAATTTTTGAAGCTGCAGTTTTAAGCCGTGTAGAACCAATCGTTGAAGAAATTGAAAATCAATTAATCGAAGAATTTGAAATTGCTGTTGAAACAATCAAAGAAGATATGGCAAACAAACTCGATGACTACCTTAACTACATGGTAGAAGAATGGATGAAAGAAAATGAATTAGCAATTGAATCTGGCTTACGTGCTGAATTGGCAGAAAGCTTTATCAATTCATTGCGTGATGTATTCGTAGAACACCACATTGATGTTCCAGAAGATAAAGTTGATTTAGTAGAAGAATTATGTGTTAAATTAGAAGAAGCAGAAGCTGCTCTCAACGAAGAAATTAACCGTGGTATTGAATTAACAAAAGAACTTAACGAACAAAAAAAGATTGAGGCTATCTACACAGCGTGTGAAGGCCTAACGCAAACTCAAGTAGAAAAAATGAAATCGCTCGCAGAGAACGTAGATTTTACTACTGAGGAAGAATTTGTTGGTAAACTAGACGTTTTGAAAGAATCATATTTCAAAGTTGACGTTAAAGTAGCTGACAGTTCTGCATTAGACGATGAAGTATTGATTGAAGAAGATAAAAAGACTATCAAGTCATCTGATTCCGAAATCGACTTTTATGCAAAAACAATTTCACAGACTTTGGTAAAATAATAAATAGATTACCAAAACACGATACTAATATAAGGAGAACTAAATGTATCTAACCGAAGAATTATCAAAAACTTGGGCACCAGTTCTGGATCATCCAGAATTAGAGCCAATTAAAGATCCGTACAAGCGTGCAGTTACTACTGTAATCTTGGAAAATCAGCGTCAAGCAATGGCACAAGACCGTCAAGCATTAAATGAAGTAAGTGCTACTGGTCCAACAAACATTGCTGGTGGTGTTTCAAACTTTGACCCAATCTTAATCTCATTGGTTCGCCGTTCATTACCTAACTTAATCGCTTATGATGTTGCTGGTGTTCAGCCAATGACTGGTCCTACAGGATTAATCTTCGCAATGCGTGCTCGTTATACTGGTCAAGGTACAAGTAATCCAGAAGCATTCTTTAACGAAGCTAACACAACATTCTCTGGTAATATTTCTACTGCTAACCCATACGGTTTCCAAGGTACATTAGCATCTGATACTGCTAATAACTTTTCTAACGTTACTTCAGGTGCTACTACTTCTGGTATTGGTATCCCAACAGCTAACGCTGAATTGTTAGGCGCTACTGATGCTGCTAACGGTGCTGTATTCCAACAGATGGCGTTCTCAATTGAGAAAGTTACTGTTACTGCACAAAGCCGTGCTTTAAAGGCAGAGTATTCATTAGAACTCGCACAAGACTTGAAAGCAATTCATGGTCTTGACGCTGAAACAGAATTGTCAAACATTCTTTCTACAGAAATTCTTGCTGAAATTAACCGTGAAGTTATTCGTACAATCTATACTTGTGCTGTTGCTGGTGCTCAGTATGGTACAACTACTGCTGGTTATTTTGACTTAGATACAGACTCAAACGGTCGTTGGTCAGTTGAGCGTTTCAAAGGTTTGATTTTCCAAATTGAACGTGATGCAAACGTTATTGCTAAACAGACTCGTAGAGGTAAAGGTAATGTTCTTATCGTTTCTTCTGACGTTGCTTCTGCTATGGCAATGGCTGGTGTATTATCTTATACTCCTGCTTTACAAACTGACTTACAAGTAGATGACACAGGTAATACATTTGCTGGTATGTTACACGGTCGTATCAAGGTTTATATTGACCCATACTTTGGTGGTTATACTTCTAACCAAGAACTCGTAACTATCGGTTACAAAGGTTCTTCACCATACGATGCTGGTTTGTTCTATTGCCCATACGTTCCATTACAAATGGTTCGTGCAGTAGACCAGTTCACATTCCAACCAAAAATTGGATTCAAGACTCGTTACGGTATGGTTGCTAACCCATTCGCACAAGGTCTTACACAAGGTAATGGTCAGTTAACTGCTCGTACTAACGTGTACTATCGTTTGTTTGGCGTTAAAAATTTAATGTGATTTTTATTAAACCACCTAAGAGTGGTATTTGAAAGACCACCTTCGGGTGGTCTTTTTTTATGGCCTAAATACCTATATGACTGCCCTAACAAGAACTCCTGCTAATACGAATTATTTACAAGCGTCAAAGTTTTTAATAACTTTTGACCGAATACCTACTATTCAATATTTTTGTCAAGAAGTTAATCTTCCAGGCCTTCAAATTCCTATTGCTGTAATTAATACTCCATTACTAGACTTTCAATCTCCTGGTACCAAAATAAAATATAATCCTTTTGTTATGACTTTTAATGTCAATGAAGATGTATCAAATTGGAAAGAAATGTATGATTGGTTTTTAGCAATAGCATCTCCCACAGGTTTTCAAGAAAGAAACTATTTAAGAGAAAAGAATAGTAGAAGAACTGCTGACAATGATAGATTATACTCAGATATTACTTTAACCGTTTTATCAGCATTAAACAATCCAATAGTTCGAGTAAAATTTGTAGATACATTCCCATTATCATTAACAGATATTCAGTTTGATACCAAATCATCAGCAGAAACTATTATTACTGCCACTTGTACATTTAACTTTGATTACTTTTTCTTTGAATCTCCATAACACCAGCTTGACATTATAACACGACTTATGTTATAATAAAGAATTAACTAAAATTATATTATGGAAAAATTAGAACAAATCTTAGAATTTTGGAATGTCGATGCAGACATGGACCAGACAGAACCTGGTAAAGAACTGTTAAAGATTCCAAAACTTCACAACAAATACTTAACCATTTTGGTCAAACATAAAATGGCCTCAAAGAAGGCTCATTTTGATTATTTGCGTATGCGTAAATTAAAATGGGAATATTATACTGGTAAAATGTCAAAAGAAGAATTGGAAGAACATGGATGGTCTCCATTTCAATTCACTTTAAAATCTGATATCAGTACCTACTTAGAATCAGATAATGACCTTATTCGATTACTAGAGAAAAAAATGTATTACGATGAAACAGTAAGTGTATTAGAATCTATCATGAAAGAGTTGAATTCTAGAACGTACCAATTAAAGGACTATATTTCCTGGGAGCGATTTATTGGTGGACAATGATTTAATCATCTCTAAAGTTAATGAAGTATATGTTAAGATTCAATGTGAAAAACATATTGCTAAAGAACTTTCTTTATTTTTTGAATTTTTTGTTCCTGGTTACACATTTGTTCCAGCATATCGGAATAAAATTTGGGATGGAAAGATACGCATGTATAATCTACAAACATCTCAAATTTATTGTGGTTTACTTCCGTATGTGGAACAATTTTGTGAAGAAAGAAACTACACATTTTCTCATAATTTTGTTGATGATGAATATCCATTATATCATGCCAAAAAGTTTATTGAAGAATTAAATATACATGCTCGCGGTGAACCTATTGAAGTAAGAGAACATCAAATAGAAGCTTATGTTCATGCTATGCGTAAACGTAGAACATTGTTATTATCTCCAACGGCATCAGGTAAATCTTTAATCATATATCTTATCTTTCAACAGTTATATCGTTATCAAAATCTTAAAGGCCTTATTATTGTTCCAACCACATCTTTGGTAGAACAGTTATCTTCGGACTTTGCTGATTATAATAATAATTCAATGGAAGAAAGTATACACAAAATATATCAGGGAAAAGATAAGGTGTCAAGCAAACTTTTAACAATTTCCACATGGCAATCTTTGTATAAAATGCCTAAAGAATATTTTGAACAGTTTGATTATGTAATAGGTGATGAAGCACACAACTTCAAAGCACAATCATTAACAACTATATTGACTTCTTGTGTTAATGCCAAATATCGTATTGGTCTTACAGGAACTTTGGACGGAACAAAAACACATAAGTTAGTATTAGAAGGTTTGTTTGGTAAAGTTAATCAAGTCATTACAACAAAAGAACTGATTGATAAGAAACAGGTATCAGACTTTGAAATTAAATGTCTCGTATTAAAACATCCAGATGATAAATGTTTAGAGTATAAAGATAAATCTTACCAAGACGAAATTCAGTATCTCATTTCTAACACGGCAAGAAATAAATTCATTAAAAATCTGGCGGTTAGCCTAGGCAATAATACATTAATTCTTTATCAAATGGTTGAAAAGCATGGAGAAATCCTGTATAATATGATA